GACAGGATACGGAGGACGGTTGTGGCGCACGTCTTCGGTGAACGCACTCTGGCCACACTGGAGCGTCTTCTGAGCCTGCTGTCGGCCTTTGAGGTCGTGGTATGGATGACGGATGGCTGGCCGCTGTATGAATCACGCCTGAAGGGAAAGCTGCACGTTATCAGCAAGCGTTATACTCAGCGCATTGAGCGACATAATCTGAATCTGAGACAACATCTGGCAAGGCTGGGACGGAAGTCACTGTCGTTCTCAAAATCGGTGGAGTTGCATGACAAGGTCATCGGGCATTATCTGAACATAAAACACTATCAGTAAGTTGGAGTCATTACCGTACTCTCCTTGGAGTATGAAGACGTTACTCACTTTAAGATTAGCATCCTCAAACCACTGTGAATTTGCTCCCATACGGAAAGAGGTGACTCAGACCTACAAAAATTTGTCAGGCCCGAAGGGTATCTTGCGCCAGCATAAAATACTGGATATAACCTAACTATTCATTTTAGCAATAGCCATTGCTTACGAGAGCTAGCTAATCTACGTAAATGCTAGGCATAACAGTGTCTTTAAAAGATATAGGTGGAATAAGTTCTGAAGTATGAGTGCTCTTCTTTTTCATCTATTCGTAATCAAAATGTGGATGTGATTGTTAATGACAAATAAAAAAAATTTGAGTAATCCTTTTTCTACAGGCGGAGGCGGTGTTCATTTTGAAGCACATGTCCAAGCGTCTTTTGTTGCTCTAATGCTAACAGGCGGTAATGCACCTTGTCTTCCTTGTTGGCCCATAGTGGAGATAAATCTCCAGGGCAAGATTGATGGTTTTGATACCGACGACTTGATCGTCGTTGTTAAAGATTTCAACAGCAATGAAAAACGGAAGCTATTAGGACAAATAAAGCATTCTATTTCATTTACGCAAGGTAATGCGATACTTGGGGAAGTTATACAGGCTGCTTGGAACGATTTCAACAATCCTGACTTGTTTACCAAGAACAAGGATGTTATTGCACTGATCACCGGTCCGCTCAGTTCGACCGATACACACAATGTGCTCTGGTTATTGAATCAGGCTAGACACACAAAAACAGTCGATGAATTTTTGAGGAACGTTCAAAAAGCCAAGTTCAGCCCGCCTAAAAGTACTGAGAAACTGGAGGCCATCCAGTTTCATCTGAAGATGGCAAACAGTGGGAACGATTTAACAAACGATGAGCTTTATGACTTTTTGAACCATTTCCATTTACTAGGGTACGATCTGGGTAATGAATCAGGCGTCGTCCTTTCTTTGCTGCACTCCCACATAGCGCAATTCCATCAACAGTATCCTCAGTGGGTTTGGTCGCGGATAGTTGATATCGTACAAACTTGGAATAAAGATGCTGGCACTATCATTTCAAGTAAGCTACCTGAAGATCTTTTAGATGTTTTCAAACAAAGGGTTATTGCTGAAATACCTGAGAAGTTGAGGTTAGTACAACCGGTAGTCAAAACCGACTGGACTCACCACCCAGATGCCTCTTATTTAGCCTTAGCAGTGTTGATTGGGCAATGGAATGATAAAAATGAGTGTGACCGAAATGTACTAACCCAATTGCTTGGTATCAGCTATGACGAATGGCTAAGGAAGGCTCGAGAGATTTTACATAGCCCAGACAGTCCTTTGTCCCTAAAAAACGGCATTTGGAAAGTAACAAATCGAATGGAGCTATGGAGTCTTCTTGGATCCCGCATTTTTGATCAGAATCTTGAATTGTTTAAGTCTTCCGCGATTTCCGTACTCAAAGAGCCAGACCCTGCTTTCGAATTACCTGCTGAAGAGCGTTACGCTGCTAGTATTCATGGTAAGGTGCTGAAGTTTTCATCCACGCTGCGACAAGGTATAGCAGAGGGTTTAGCCATAATCGGGAGTCGGCCAGAGGTTTGCGTTAACTGCTCTCAGGGGAATGCTGAAACTTCCGTTAACGTCGCAATACATACAATTTTGACTGATGCAAACTGGGTTTTATGGGGTAGCCTAAACGGTTTGCTACCAACTTTGGCTGAAGCAGCTCCTGCAAAATTTCTTGATGCAGTTGAGAAGGCAATGCGTCAGACTCCTTGTGTATTTGATGAGCTTTTTTCTCAAGAAGTAAATGGTATCACTGGTGGTAATTATCTGACAGGACTGCTATGGGCTCTAGAAGAATTAGCCTGGGATGAGCAATACCTAGTACGCGTCTGTGTTGTACTGGCCGAACTTGCCAGCCACGATCCTGGGGGCAAGTGGGCTAATCGACCATCTAACTCGCTTACTACTATATTATTACCGTGGTTTCCGCAAACGCTGGCATCTATAGAAAAACGAAAAGTTGCAGTCAACGTCATCTTGCAGGAATGGCCTGACATTGCCTGGAATTTACTCGTCCAGCTTCTACCCGGTCACCATCAAACCTCTTCTGGGTCACACAAGCCCTCTTGGCGCCGAATAATCCCAGATGATTGGGAAAGCAAAGTGACTAATCAGGATTACTGGTTGCAGACATCTTTTTATGCTGAGCTTGCCGTCAAAAACGCCGGAGAAGATATCGAACGCCTTACCTTGTTGATTGATAATTTTGATAGCCTTCCATCTCCTGCTTTCGAACATCTTCTTAAGCACCTCTCTTCGGAAACAATTAATTGTCTTAATGAAGAGCAGCGAGTTGTAATTTGGGATCATCTTCATCGATTCGCAAATAAACATCGGCGATTCTCTAATGCTAATTGGGCTTTACCAGATGATCTGCTGACCAAAATCGAAAATGTTGCCGAGCAACTGGCACCTACCAATCCATTCAACTTATATCAGCACCTTTTTTCAAATCGAGATTTTGATCTTTACTTAGAAAATGGCGATTGGGAAGAACGGAGAAATAAACTCGAATCAAGGCGCGAATCCGCAATATCAGAAATTCTTAGGCAAGATGGCGCAGAAGGCGTTATTCGATTTGCAGATCACGTTTCTGCGCCCCATCAAATAGGAAGTGTACTCGGCACTATCAACGATGATGTGTTCGAAAAACTTCTTTTGCCCCGTTTCCTCAATACAAAAGAAAATAAGTATAAGGCATTGGTAAGCGCTTTTATTTGGAAGCGTTTCTATCTCAAAGGCTGGGAGTGGTTCGACAATCTGGATAAAGCTGACTGGACTCCTGAACAGTTAGGCCAATTCTTTGCTTATCTGCCTTTTAACAAGGAGACCTGGACCCGAGTCTCTCATTATCCTCAAGCTTCCGAGAACGAATATTGGGCTCGCACCGATGCAAATCCTGACCTGGGTGAAGGTGATCTTACTAGTGCCATCGATAAGCTGATTGATCATGGCAGACCACTTGCGGCAATCAATTGCCTGTGCAGGATGCATCAGACAAAGCAGCCAATCGATACTGAACAGTGTATCCGCGCTTTGCTTGCTGCCACTTCAACTAACGAATCTAGCTCCAACATGGATGGTTACAACATAACTACCCTTATCCAATTTCTTCAGACTGATCCCAAAGTGAATCCGGATAATCTTTTTCAGATCGAGTGGGCTTACCTTCCATTGCTCGATGGTCACCAAGATGCTGTGCCTAAGTTCCTTGAGAATAAAATGGCTAATGATCCAGAATTTTTCTGCGAAGTAATCCAACTCATTTATCGTTCTGACAAAGAAGACAATATGACAAGTGAACCAACAGATGAATTGAAAGCAATCGCAAAAAATGCCTGGACTCTTTTGTACAACTGGAAGACACCGCCAGGAAGCCAATCAAATGGGACGTTCAACGGAGAACGCTTTACTGAATGGCTTCAGAAAGTTAAGGAGGGTTCTACGGCATCAGGTCACCTGGACGTTGCACTCAGCAAAGTTGGTGAAGTCTTGATTTATACTCCCTCCGATCCGAATGGCTTGTGGATAAACCGAGAGGTCGCAGCTGCTCTCAACGATCGAGATGCTGAGAGTATGCGCAGGGGCTACATGACAGGAGCCTACAACTCACGAGGTGTTTATTGTGTTGATCCAACAGGAAAACCTGAGAGAGAGCTAGCTGACCAGTTCCGGGCAAAAGCAGAAGAAGTGGAAAACGCTGGTTTTCAGCGATTCGCCGTTACCTTAAGAGATTTAGCGGTTGGCTATGACCACGAAGCTGCACAGGTTATCAGCAATCTAAATATTGGAGAGGATGATTAATCTAAACACCTAAATGTGGAGAAACTGGCTGTCAATCGATGTTCCTGTCACAGACAGCCAAGTTTTAGTTATTCGCTGATCTGCACTTAGTTGATGAATATAAACTCATCTTAGCAACGTACCTCTCCCTCTTGATTAAAGGTAGCGTACATCGCCCCGTTGAACTCACAGCACTAACAGTCCTCGTGACAGTGGTTATCTGTGATGTAGAGTCTGTGGAGGCGGTTCAAATCCTCTCAGGCAAAAATATGTAAAATCGGTAGCAGCTGGAAATCATTCAACACCCGCACTATCGGAAGTTCACCAGCCAACCGCAAAACGTTATTGCATACAACGTTTCTGCGGCATAATCCCAATGATTACTCCCTGACAGGGTTCGTAGGCCACTCAATATCAGGTGCAGTTGTTGTATTAACACGGTTCAGCAACACCCGATACTTTTTCCAGGCTTCCAGCAACGAGTTTTCTTCCTCCGTTGCGATTTCCAGATCTGCAGCATCCTGAAGTGGCGCAATATGCTCACTGGCTACCTGCATCAGGTTGTTTTTTGTTTCTTCCGCCTCCCGGATCCGGAACAGTTTTTCTGCTTCCGTATCCTTCACCCAGGCTGTGCCGTTCCACTTCTGATATTCCCCTTCCGGCGATAACCAGGTGACATTTTCCGGTAACGAGCCAAGTTCAGAAATAAATAACGCGTCGCCGGAAGCCACGTCATAGACGGTTTTTCCCCGATGATCTTCAACGAGATGCCACGATGCCTCATCACTGTTGAAAACAGCCACAAAGCCAGCCGGAATATCTGGCGGTGCAATATCGGTACTGTTTGCTGGCAGACCTGTATGAGGCGGAATATATGCGTCACCTTCACCAATAAATTCATTAGTTCCGGCCAGCAGATTATAAATTTTTATGGTCCGTGGTTGTTCACTCATTCTGAATGCCATTATGCAAGCCTCACAATATAGTTAAATGCGATGTTTTTGACGGTGTTTTCCGCGTTACCAGCAGCGTTAACGGTGATGGTGTGTCCATGTGAACCAATCGCAACGGAGTGCGTATGAGCACCAATACCGACAGTATGCGCGTGTGCACCTGCAGATGCTGCTGTGCCGGACAGTGAGTGGCTATGATTACCATCTGTACTGGTATTAGCTAACCACCCCGTAGACATACCTACTGAGCCTTGTACACCCCAGGTATTTTGACCTGAGCTTGTATAACCATATTGATAAGTATCTTTAAAAACACTGGGGTTAAATCGACGGCCATCTCTATGGCTGTGATTACCAGCTGCATTCGTGCTGCCACTTAAACTATGGGTATGCGCACCAGTGTTATTCGTGGATTTAGTGCCGTAATCAAACGACGATGTGGTTTTCGTCCCCAAATCCGTACTGGATGCGCTGGCGCTGTGGGTATGCGATTTAATGCCATCCTGTTCCTGAGACAATACGGCACGACCACTGGCGGGCTTGCCCTTAATCGTCCAGCCACGCATATCAGGGATCACGCCTGACGGATAAGCGGCTGCAAGTTTCGGGTAAGCAGATTTGTCAAAAGTCTGCCCCTGCATCAGGGCATAACCAGACGGAACGGTATCTGATGGCCACGGGATTGGTGCGCCGACTGGGTAGCTTTCTGGTGGAAGATTTTTCGAGGTATAAACTTCTGCCCAGTCTTCCTCAAAACCATAACCGTCTCTTGAAGAACGGTAGAACAGACCACCATTTCTGTAATGCGCCTTCATCTGCAAGGTCCGGCAACTTCCGACTCCGGTATAGAAGTTAACCAGAATATAGCTGTCGCCAGAGCGGGTGACATTATAAGCGCCTGATTCGGCATTCCAGGGAACGCCACCATCCGCATCGGCATATGTATCCGTTGCCCTTCTGGCAAAAGCAGCCACATGCGCGGCGGTTAAAGTAATATCTTTGGAACCATCAAACTCAACACCAGAAACCCGTCTTGGCGTTTGCAGCTTTGTTGCTGTTAATGCATTACCGTTCAGACTTGCGGACAGTTTGGTTCCAATAACCAGTTCGCCGGTTGCGTTATCAATAGCAAACGGTCTTAATGTATTCCAGCCACCATAAACATCACCTTGATTGGTAAGCAGCAGGTAAGTTTTAGCGCCATCATTACGCCATAATGCCCCATACTCCCCACCTATCATTCGAATCTGATTACCACCACGCGCTACAATTTCGTCTGTGGCAAAAAGTTTTTTGCACGACAAGTTATCGTTAACGATTAACGAATGAGACTCATAAAAACCACGCCCACTCTTAAAATCAAGGATAACGTCCGCCGCGATACATTCAGTCGCCGGATTTGTTGCCCCAAACTTATAGGTCGTATCATTAACAACGAGATCAGCACCAGGTGTGGATATTGACAGGCCATCTTCGATAAACGCAAAAACAGGGAAAGCAGCGCCATCAACATAGAACACAGAGCGCAAATCATCGCCCTTATTACTCATCATTATTGAGTGGATGGCTCGTTCATTGTTTTGATATTGCCAGAACATTCCATAAGCATAACGCCCCCTGTCAGTCCAGCCACCAGGCATAACAAATCCGTTAAACTCGCAGTTATTCATCGGATCGCCTGCGGTTCGCGTTGCCGTGGTGATAATGACCCTTGATGCCAGTTCGCTTACTGAGCCAGCAGAACGCATAACAACAACAGGGTAATATTTTCCAGATGTTGCACCTGCAGGAGCGTTAACCCGCACATAACGCATACCACGCTTATCAGCAAAGTCTGTTTTACTGACCGCGTTAATGTTGTTCAGGAAGCGTCCCTTATCGGGTATATCAGCGCCGTTCTGGTCTTTCTGCAGACGTTTCTCTGCATTGTCATAGGCTGATTTTACTGCCTTTGGCGTTGCCGCCAGCGTTTCAGACGTACTGTTGGTCGCACTGCTGAGCTGTACTATCCCCTTTTTCGTCGTACTTGCATCCTCAAGCGCCACGGCGGATGCAATATCCTCTGCCCGTTTTGCCGCTGTCTCGGCGCGCGTTGCCGCGGATTCCGCCGTACTTTTGCTCTGTGCTGCCGCCGTCGCACTGCCAGCTGCCTCTGTCGCCTTCGTGGATGCTGTCGTGGCGCTGCCCTTCGCTGCGGACGCTTGTCTGGTCGCCTCATCTTTTGAAGCAGACGCCGATGATGCCGATGACGCCGCCGAACTGGCGGACGATGCGGCAGCCGTTTTTGAGGATTCTGCGCTGGTTTCCGACGCTTTCGCGTTCGTCTCGGATGTCTTCGCTGCGGAAGCAGACCTCGCTGCTGCGCTGGCCTGTTCAGTGGCTTCGCCAGCCTTCGTTGTGGCTGTTGAAGCAGACGATGCGGCACTTTCTGCCGATTTTCCGGCGGCGGTGGCACTGGCTGAGGCCTGCCCGGCACTTGTTGACGCGGCACTGGCAGACGACGCAGCCGCTGTTTTTGAGCCTGCCGCAGCCGAGGCGCTCTGTCCCGCTGCCGTTTCAGAAGACCTGGCGTTTGTCTCAGACGTCTTTGCCGCCTTCGCGGAATTGCCTGCCGCCGTTGCCGAGGAAGCGGCACTACTGGCGCTTGATGATGCGTTCGTTTCTGATGATTTCGCTGCCTCTTTTGAGGCCGCCGCATCCCGGGCTGAGGTGGCTGCTTCTGACGCCTTCGTGGTCGCGGCGGATGCAGAAGTGGCTGCTGATTGTTGTGACGCTGCCGCATTCGTTTCTGACGTTTTCGCCGCAGCGGCACTGGTAGCTGCCGCGCTTTTTGAGGACTCTGCAGCAGCAGCACTTTTCGATGCTTCACTGGCCTTTGTTGATGCCGTTCCTGCGCTGGAAGATGCTGACTGAGCCGACGACGCGGCCTGTCCGGCTGACGTGCTGGCTGCGCGTGCTGAGCCTGCAGCATCGGTTGCATGAGTTGCCGCCTCACTGGCAGATGTGCTGGCATCACTGGCTGACTTCTTCGCGGCTGCCGTGTTCTGTGCCACTGCGGACGCGTTACGCGCCACCTCTTCCACCATCAGTTCAAAACGTCGCAATGCCTCCGGACGGGCATCATCCTCCGTCATGGCACCGAGAAAATCATTCAGCGTACCGGGTTGAGAATCTTCATACACGGTAATGGTCCCGGCATGTGACGGCGGGAATCCCTCCACCAACAGAATAACGCTGTACTGCCCGTACTCAACGTCCATGCTGTAACGCCCGGCTTCATCCGGATTTTCTGAGGCCAGCGTGTTCACCACCACCGTGGTGCTGTTACGTTTTGCTTTCAGCTGGATTGTGCAGTTCTGTACCGGTTTTCCTGTGCCGTCTTTCAGTACACCTGAAATCTTTACTGCCATATTCACCCCACAAAAAAGCCCGCCTGAACCGGCGGGCTGTCATAACACTGTGTTACCTGGCTAATCAGAATTTATAACCGACACCCACGATGAAACCGTCAGTGCGCCAGTCACCACTGCCGGAGCCTTCATAAGCAATATCAATGGCCACGGATTCGGTCGGGTTAAACTGCACGCCAGCCCCCCACGCCAGAGACGTGTTGCTGTGGCGACCGTCATCACTTCCGGTCAGCACATCGTGCTTTTTCCCCTTGTTGTCAGTTACGCGAAGATAATCCCCGGAGAAAGTCGACACACGGCTGTAAGCTACACCCGCCATCGCATACGCGCTGAACCATTCATTCACGCGCACAGACGGCCCCGCCATTACGCTGAACCAGCGGTTACGAACGGAATCTTCATGCCAGCGGGTAACCTGTCGGATCGCCGGAAAGGACCCGCAAAATGATAATAATTATCATCTACATGTCACAACGTGCATCTACGCCATCAAACCACGTCAAATAATCAATTATGACGCAGGTATCGTATTAATTGATCTGCATCAACTTAACGTAAAAACAACTTCAGACAATACAAATCAGCGACACTGAATACGGGGCAACCTCATGTCAACGAAGAACAGAACCCGCAGAACAACAACCCGCAACATCCGCTTTCCTAACCAAATGATTGAACAAATTAACATCGCTCTTGAGCAAAAAGGGTCCGGGAATTTCTCAGCCTGGGTCATTGAAGCCTGCCGTCGGAGACTAACGTCAGAAAAGAGAGCATATACATCAATTAAAAGTGATGAAGAATGAACATCCCGCGTTCTTCCCTCCGAACAGGACGATATTGTAAATTCACTTAATTACGAGGGCATTGCAGTAATTGAGTTGCAGTTTTACCACTTTCCTGACAGTGACAGACTGCGTGTTGGCTCTGTCACAGGCTAAATAGTTTGAATGATTAGCAGTTATGGTGATCAGTCAACCACCAGGGAATAATCCTTCATATTATTATCGTGCTTCACCAACGCTGCCTCAATTGCTCTGAATGCTTCCAGAGACACCTTATGTTCTATACATGCAATTACAACATCAGGGTAACTCATAGAAATGGTGCTATTAAGCATATTTTTTACACGAATCAGATCCACGGAGGGATCATCAGCAGATTGTTCTTTATTCATTTTGTCGCTCCATGCGCTTGCTCTTCATCTAGCGGTTAAAATATTACTTCAAATCTTTCTGTATGAAGATTTGAGCACGTTGGCCTTACATACATCTGTCGGTTGTATTTCCCTCCAGAATGCCAGCAGGACCGCACTTTGTTACGCAACCAATACTATTAAGTGAAAACATTCCTAATATTTGACATAAATCATCAACAAAACACAAAGAGGTCAGACCAGATTGAAACGATAAAAACGATAATGCAAACTACGCGCCCTCGTATCACATGGAAGGTTTTACCAATGGCTCAGGTTGCCATTTTTAAAGAAATATTCGATCAAGTGCGAAAAGATTTAAACTGTGAATTGTTTTATTCTGAACTAAAACGTCACAACGTCTCACATTATATTTACTATCTAGCCACAGATAATATTCACATCGTGTTAGAAAACGATAACACCGTGTTAATAAAAGGACTTAAAAAGGTTGTAAATGTTAAATTCTCAAGAAACACGCATCTTATAGAAACGTCCTATGATAGGTTGAAATCAAGAGAAATCACATTTCAGCAATACAGGGAAAATCTTGCTAAAGCAGGAGTTTTCCGATGGGTTACAAATATCCATGAACATAAAAGATATTACTATACCTTTGATAATTCATTACTATTTACTGAGAGCATTCAGAACACTACACAAATCTTTCCACGCTAAATCATAACGTCCGGTTTCTTCCGTGTCAGCACCGGGGCGTTGGCATAATGCAATACGTGTACGCGCTAAACCCTGTGTGCATCGTTTTTAATTATTCCCGGACACTCCCGCAGAGAAGTTCCCCGTCAGGGCTGTGGACATAGTTAATCCGGGAATACAATGACGATTCATCGCACCTGACATACATTAATAAATATTAACAATATGAAATTTCAACTCATTGTTTAGGGTTTGTTTAATTTTCTACACATACGATTCTGCGAACTTCAAAAAGCATCGGGAATAACACCATGAAAAAAATGCTACTCGCTACTGCGCTGGCCCTGCTTATTACAGGATGTGCTCAACAGACGTTTACTGTTCAAAACAAACCGGCAGCAGTAGCACCAAAGGAAACCATCACCCATCATTTCTTCGTTTCTGGAATTGGGCAGAAGAAAACTGTCGATGCAGCCAAAATTTGTGGCGGCGCAGAAAATGTTGTTAAAACAGAAACCCAGCAAACATTCGTAAATGGATTGCTCGGTTTTATTACTTTAGGCATTTATACTCCGCTGGAAGCGCGTGTGTATTGCTCACAATAATTGCATGAGTTGCCCATCGATATGGGCAACTCTATCTGCACTGCTCATTAATATACTTCTGGGTTCCTTCCAGTTGTTTTTGCATAGTGATCAGCCTCTCTCTGAGGGTGAAATAATCCCGTTCAGCGGTGTCTGCCAGTCGGGGGGAGGCTGCATTATCCACGCCGGAGGCGGTGGTGGCTTCACGCACTGACTGACAGACTGCTTTGATGTGCAACCGACGACGACCAGCGGCAACATCATCACGCAGAGCATCATTTTCAGCTTTAGCATCAGCTAACTCCTTCGTGTATTTTGCATCGAGCGCAGCAACATCACGCTGACGCATCTGCATGTCAGTAATTGCCGCGTTCGCCAGCTTCAGTTCTCTGGCATTTTTGTCGCGCTGGGCTTTGTAGGTAATGGCGTTATCACGGTAATGATTAACAGCCCATGACAGGCAGACGATGATGCAGATAACCAGAGCGGAGATAATCGCGGTTACTCTGTTCATTGCTGACCCCACAAACAGATTTCACGCTCAATCTCACGACGAGTCATGAGACCTTTCCATTGCTTACCGCCAGCATATGTCCAGCGACGTAGCTGATCACATGCGCCTTTGATATCGCCCTGGTTTATTTTGCGAAGAAGCGTCGATGTTCTGAAATTGCCAGCACCCACGTTGTAAACGAATGAGTAAAGAGCGCCGCGCGTTGTTTCCGGTATATCGACTTTGATGTACGGGTTAATTTGTCTGGCGACAGTGGCAAGGTCTTTATTCAAGAGTGCTTTGCATTCTGCTTTGGTATACGTTTTACCGAGCATGATGTCTTTTCCGGTGTGTCCGTGACATACAGTCCATACGCCAACGATATCTTTGTATGGTACGTAGCTGACACCTTCCAGACCATCGTTACCACTTGGGCCAGTGATTAACACAGATGCTATGGCAATAGCCCCGCCACCAATAGCAGCAGCAACGGCTTTTCGTAATGATGGAGGCATTATTCACCTCTCGCAGCCTTGCGCTTATCTTCTTTAATCTTGAAATAAAGGTTTGTCAGATACGTCAGCAGGCCAAACACCAGACTACCCAGCACACCTATTGCCGCCCACTGTGAGGGCGTGACTTTATCGAGCAACTGAACCGCCCCGGGTTTCCAAGAGAGTGTTTTATCTGTGAACTCAGGCTGCCAGATCATCGT